ATAAGACCAAGATTGTGGCGGGTAATCGTTCGGGGAACAAAATGGTTCTCAAGAATCCATGGATGACTCAACAATTGCTCGATAGATTGTACAACAAGTATCGAGATTTGAGCTTCTATCCATACGAACTATCATGGCGAGGCGACATCGACACCGAACCCGGTGATTGGGTCTCAGTCTTTTGGGGTTCAGAGAATACACGATTCGACATTCCTGTGTTCTCGCATCACATCACATTTGATGGTGGATTGACCTCGAAGACCAATGCGAAGGAGTCGGGGCAATCTCAATCACAATACAAGTATCGTGGACCCGTCCAAGAAAAGCTTGATTATATTGAGAGCCTTACGACCAAGATTGGTCGCTTGTATTTGGACGAGGCTGAGCCTATCAATCCTAAAGAGGGCGACAAGTGGATGAAGCCTAGTGGTGGTTATGCCATCATGTATGAACGTGTGGACGGTCAATGGGTTCGTAAGGTGGACACCGCTGACCTGAACAAGATTATCGAGACGATAACGACTGATGAAGTGATTGCGAAAAAGATTAGTGCTGGCTTGATTCAATCATTAGAAATCAACGCACGACAAATCACAGCAGGCTCACTCGATTTGAATCGAATCTCCATCACGAATGGCAGCAAGCCAATCATGGAAGTTCGAGATGGCAAAATCTACTTCGATGTATCAAGTGTCGAGGACTTCAAGAAGCCAATCAAGGAAGTCGAAGCAAAGCTCGAGATGAAGGCTGACAAGCTCATCACAGAAGACCAACTCAAGCACTTACAAGACCAACAATTGGTGATGATGCAAGAGATGAAGGCGAAAGCGACTCTTGAGACGGTCTTGGAGTGGAAGGCTAAGTATGAAGCGTTCGTAAAATCGAACGAATCAGATAGAAAGCAAGCGCAAGATGACCTTGTGTTGCTCTCGCAACGCATGATTGGGATTCAAAACGACTTAGGCTCTATGACAGCTATTTGGAACGCAATCGACCGCAACATGAAATTCGGGAATGAAGGGCTCTCGATTGGGAATCCTCAAGGAGATAGCTCGATTCTTGTGTCTGACAATCGAATCTCGATGATGTCTGGTGGTCGAGAAGTCATGAGCATCTCTCAAGGGGTTATCCACATTGACAATGGGGTGTTCACGAAATCGATTCAAATTGGTTACTATGTGGAATCTCAATACAATGTGAACCCAAAATACAACGTAATTCGTTACGTAGGACCGTAGGAAGGAGGTAAAAGATGGGAATTCAATACTTCGATGGGAACTGGCACACTTATATTCGATATGAAGTGAGCACACTCTCCCAAGACCGTGTGGCGAATACTACGACCGCACGAGTAAGTCTATACATCGGGAATGACCCCGGTGGATATGAAATCCAATTTGACCCAACCTACGGGGCATACATGGGAGTGCAACTAGCAGGGCAAAACAAGTACTTAAAAATTGAGCACCTCTTCATCAAAGGCTCAGAGCGTTCTCTTGGAAGTGTGGACTTCACATTCACACACGATGAAGACGGACAAGCGACACGCAAGATTCTCTTGTGGTCGGGCTCTACGAGTGGCATCAATTATGGTGGATGGTATTTGGGCTCAATCGATACGAGCTTCACACAAACGTTCGCTAAGATTCCAAGGATGTCGAAGGTCGCATCCGTATCTGGAACGAGAGAGCTCGGACAAGAGCTCACAGTCACTCTCGACAGAAAGGTCGAATCGTTTACTCACCAAGTATGGTATAAGGTGTGGGGCTCTGATTGGTACGATTTAGGAACAGGACTTGGAACGACAGTCAAATTCACTCCTTCTACCGAAAATGCACGAAAGAATGTGAACGTGGCATCGAGCACGTTTGACATTTGTGTTCGAACGTTTGATGGCGATAAACAAATCGGTATTGATGAATATAGCATTGGATGGTATATCGGACTCCCTAGTGGCACACAACCAAGACTCGAGAACATTGAGCTTGTTGATAAAGCCAAAGCAACCAAAGACATCGTGGGCAAGAATACATTCGTCCAAACGTTCTCCGAGATGGTAGGAACGTTCAAAGGGATGGGGGGCACTTACGGATCCACAATCAAGACATTCCATGCTGAGGTCGTGGGTCAGAAGATGGCAATCACATCAAATGGTGGCACATTCCAATTCTTCAAGAACTATGGCGATTACAATGTCGAAGCGTATATCATCGATAGTCGTGGGCTCAAGTCCAATGTGGTGACCGTACCAATCAAGGTGCTTCAATACTTCGCTCCAATGCTTTCGTTCGAAGCGGTTCGAGGTGGTGGAGACCAACAAACAATTGTCGTCCGAAGAACAGCTAAAATCGCACCGCTCATGGTCGATGGGGTTCAGAAGAATCCAATGCGATTGAAATTCAAAGTCAAACCAGCTTATGACGGATTCTTCACGGATAACGCAGGTGGAGGAGTTGATTCGAAAGTCATTAGCTCGCTCACGAATTCGAATTCGGACTTGTTTGGGACATTCGCTGCTGATAAGGCTTGGATTGTAGAAGGAACAATCTCAGATGCTTATGCAAGCTTCACATTCACCGCTCCAATCGTGGGTCCCGAAGAGGTAGTTCAATGTAGGACTCCAAAGGGGACAGGTTTTGGAAAAGTATGGGAACGAGGCTCAATCGATGCGAAGGGTGACATCTACTCACACAATGAGCTCGTGCAAGTCGGGAGATTGACTCAAATCGATGGTAAATCGATAAAGATGACAGGATCCGCAAATGACTTGATGAAGACTGGGATGTTCTACTCTCACGGGATGAGCGACCTTCCTTCGAATTTGACGGGCTCTCAATTATATGGATATATCCAAGTGAATACTCATCCAAGTGATGAGAATTATGTGATGCAAACTTATACACCATACGATGGCAATGTCATTTATATGAGACGAAAAACGCCCATCACAGGATGGCATCCTTGGGTACAATTTACACCTAGCAACATTCCTCTGTTTGGTGAATGGCATGATGCTCCTCTTACAAATGGATGGAGGCACTATGGCGGTAACGAAACGAATGTTCAATATCGTAGAGATTCAGAGGGTAGAATCTATTTGAGGGGTAGTTGCCAAGGTGGAACATATATCAATCGTGGTGGAACGATTTTCACGCTTCCTAAAGAATATAACCCGAAAAAGAAATTCTATATTCGAGCAATTACGGGAGATTATCAAGATTGTTATTTGATTCTATCTACTGAAGGGGAGCTATACTGTGCTAAAGATAACCAAGTACAAAGAGATTGGTTATGTTTAGACGGAATTATAATCTAAGGGGGCAAATTTATGAATTTAGAACAAGCAAAAGCACGAAAGACTCAACTTGAGAGAGAGGTTGAAGTCGCAAAAGAAGAAATCTATACATTCTCAATCGACAAGTCGAAGCTTGAGCAGCAAGCTCAAAACCTTCAAGACAAAATCGAATTTAAGAGTCGAGACCTCAACACCAAACAACAAGAAATCAACACTCTGGCAACAGCAATTGAGGTCATGGAACGATGAATCCATTCTTCTCCGATGCGGTCGTAATCGCTGCGATAGGCGGTGTTGTGAGCTTGATTACGACTAGAATATCAACCCAATCCAAGAAACATACAAATGAAATTTTGAATCGATTGGATGGGATGGCGGAACAAATCCAAGATGTGAGAATGGATGTTCAAAAAGTCGAGAGTATTGGAAACGATAACCGAGAAGGTATTCGAACCACAGCGAGATTCAGACTATACGACACAATGTCGAGAGCCATCGAACGTGGATGGACAACAGTCGATGAAGCTCGAGAGATTGGAAAACTTTACAAAGCATACGTGAATCTTGGGGGGAATGGAGAAATCCATGACTTACATGAAATCTTCTTGAGATTGCCAATCAAATCAAAAACAGAAATCAATATACAAATAAGAGAGGATGTTTAATATGGAACAATTACAAGCAACAATCATCAATGGAATCGTGAGCGTATTAGTAGTCTTAGTAGGACTAGCATTCACAGGATTGAAAGGATTCATCCAAACTAAAGCGGCAGAATTGAAAGCCAAAACAGATGCTAAGAACTACGAGCTTGCGAAGTCAATCACTCACACGGTCGTGAACGCTGTGGAACAAATCTTCAGAGATGTCCAAGGTGCGAGCGGAGACAAATTCCAAGCAGCATTCGACAATGTAACGAAAGAGCTTGAGAAAGCTGGAATCAATTTGGATGATGAATCCAAGAGAGTATTGATTGAATCTGTTGTGAATGGATTCAATGAGTTGAAAAAAATTGAAGTTGAAGGATAAGAGTACGGATCCACAGAGGGCTCATTGCGAGTCCTCTTTTTATTTATGGGAAGGAGGAACGTATGGAAAAAGTAATAGAGAAATATTTGAGTATTACATCAGCCAATCGAGTCGTTGAGAATTTATATCATGAAATTTATAGCAAAGACAAAGGAACAGCAACATTCAAGTTCACTATTGATGAATTGACAGCTTCAAAGGTTCTTTGTCTCTTTTATTTCAAGTACACAAAACGTTATAAGACGGTAGAAGCTACAATCGAGGGCAACAACATTACAATCCCATTCGATAGCTCACTAATCACTACCGATGAACCTGTTGTGGGCTATATCTATTTTGAAAAAGTAGAGAAATCAACGGATGTTTACTCATTCTTATTCAATGTACGTGTTAGTGAAATTGATAAGGCTCAAGAAACACCACTAATCGAACGAACAACAGGGCGAATTGTTGATGTTGAGAACATCGTCACCAAACAAGAGTTGGATGAGCTTTTCAACAAAATCAAAGAGCAAGGTGGAACGTATGACGACAGTTCATTGCGTGGCGAGATTTCGCAAATTACTGGCAAAATTGCGACTTTAGAGCAAAAGACGGACAAAGACACCATCTATGACGATGAGCCCTTAAAACGCCGAATATCGGCTTTAGAGAGCAAGCCCGAAATCGACACGAGCAACTTCGCAACCAAACAAGAGCTACAAAATATTGCCTTAACACCCGGACCGAAAGGCGACAAGGGTGAAGCTGGAGAGCGTGGGCCGATAGGACCGATAGGACCGCAAGGATTGACGGGACCAAGAGGGGCAGACGGTCAGCAAGGTTTACAAGGTATCCAAGGAGAGCGAGGTCAAGACGGGCAACCCGGTCCAAAAGGAGAACGAGGCGAACCGGGTCCACAAGGTTTACAAGGCATTCAAGGGGCAACGGGTCCTAAAGGCGAAAACGGTCGAGATGGGCGAGATGGCGTTGGGATTCCACAGAAATTAAGCATCGCTGGAAACGTTGTGACTCTGTCTGATGGTGGTGGAAGCATCACACTCCCAACTACCGCAGCAACACAACCAAGTGGCACTCCCGGTCAAGTTCATGAATACGAAATCCATGGGACAGGAATGCCAAATGGAAAGGTAACCGCTCCTGTTGGGACAACGTATGTCGATACAGCTGTAACAAGTGGAGCTCTCAAGTGGATAAAGAGACAAGGAAGCGGAAATCAAGGATGGGAAGTATTGACTGGTAATACTGGTTGGAGAACGTTGAATATTAAGTCTAAACTTGGAAACTCATATCTAAAAATTAGACGAAAAAACGATGTAGTTACTTACCAATTCGGCGGATTGAGTTGGGGTTGGTTCGGTGTCATTCGTAGAGGTGGCGTAGGATACGAGGCTCAAGGGAGCGACAAAGAACGAAATTGCTATATCTTAGGGTTGGGCGGAGTGCCAGTTGGTTTTCGTTCTGAGTCTAGTTTGATTGGCGGTATCTATAACGACAAGGGGACTCCATATGGCACCTGGTACCTGGGTGGAGCTGGTGACAGTAACATGCTGCGTTTCCAATTCACGGACCCTGTTCCGACCGATAAAGACATTGGCGACATTCGAGTGAGTTCGATTTCGTATCTCACAAGCGAAGCGTGGCCGGTAATATTACCATAATTTAAGGAGGAATATATAAATGGCAACAGTTAGAGAAGTACTTGATTTTATTGTGTATTTAGCAAAAATCGGAAGTGGTGTTGATAACGACCAAATGTATGGATTCCAATGTGCGGACATCCCTGCTTATATCTCATACCACTACTTTGGAAAGTGGTTATGGGGCAATGCCATTGACTTGCTCGATTCGGCAAAAGCACAAGGATTTGATGTAATTTATGAAGGTGATGGCGTAATCGCTAAAGCTGGAGACATCTTTGTGATGTCCGTTCCCGGTAGCCCATACGGTCACACAGGAATCGTCATTGAAGATTCAGATGGTTATACTCTCAAGACCATCGAACAAAATATTGATGGAAACTGGGACTTCCTTGAGGTTGGTGGTCCCGCTCGATTCAACACTCGCTCATACGCTGGCATGGTTGGATACATTCGATTCCCTTATGGATCCGATACGAGCACACCTGTTCAACGAGAAGGATGGATTCAAGATTCGGTCGGATGGTACTTCAAGAATCAAGATGGAACGTATCCATTCAATGCTTGGAAGAATATTGATGGAAACTGGTTTAGATTCAATTCTGATGGCTACGCTCTCGAGAATACTTGGTTCAAGGACGATGAGGGCTTCTGGTATTGGTTGAAACCGGGAGGTTACATGGCTATCGGATGGCATAAGATTGGGGGCAAGTGGTACTTCTTCAATGAGGTCGGAGAGATGAAGACAGGTTGGATTCGCTACTTCGACAAATGGTACTATTGCAACGAATCAAATGGGGATATGGTATCCAAAGAAGTTCGCAAGATTGGTGATGCGTACTACTATTTCAACGAGAATGGAGAGATGCTCGAAAAAGCATCCGTTCGTGTTGATGAAAGTGGAGCGATTCACTTCGAAGAATAACACACTAGGCTACCTCTATGGTAGCCTCTTTTTTTTATTTTGGGGGCAAAATGGGGGCGAAAAAATCGCTTGGGTCATCATTAGTTGCTCTTCATTCAACTTGTGAAGCCTTCAAAAATGCTATAATATCAACAAAAATACACTTCTTGGATTTTCTTGAATATCCTATACACCATCCGTAACTTACGTGGTAAAGCAGCACGTATCCAAGAACGTCGTCGTTAATAGAAACACAAAAAGCCTTGATTTATCAAGGCTTTTTCTTTTTGTCTATTTTTCTGTAGTTTGATATTTGGGGGAGAAAATTGATTTGGGGAGCGAATAGGGAGCAAGCTATTACGAAAATACTACTAAGCTAACTTGCTTGCTGTTCTAAAGCCAGTGTTTGGTTATATTCAAGAGCCAACATAGTTTTTGTGAAATCAGCTGTAGGATCTAATTCTTCTACTAACTCTTCGATATCATTTATCGGTATACGGAAAAATTCTTTACGATAGTTCACTTTATTTACACGATTATTAGTTAGACGTTGATGCAATGTGTATTCTAGACCTACAGCATCATCACTAAAGATAAATGCATGAACATCAAACTTAAATGGTACAGAAGCGCTACCGAGTTCATCAATACGGTCTTGAGGCTCGAGTCGTCGTGTCATACCAATTTTGAATACATCATCACCAAATGAACCTTTATTTGAAATGATATAAACGTAGCCAGCTTTACCATTGGATAGAGTTGCGATACTTTCTTTTTGGTTTTCAAGTTCTGCCATCTGTTGTTCTAATTCAGTGATACGAGCCTTTAACTGTTCGAGTTTAGTGTCGTCTGTTTCTGATTTAAGCAATTCATTTGTTCTTTGTAATTCTACTGTGAATTTACTTTCTTCACGTTCTATCTTTTTACGTTCAGCCTCAAGTGCCTTTCTTTCTTCAGCTTCTTGTTTCATTTGTTCTCGGATAAGACGTTGTTCTTCTTTTTCACGTTCACGCTTTACATAATATTTGTATTCTATCTCTACTAATTCGTTATAGAAACCTTGAATGCTTAATAAAAATTTTGTAAGGGTTGGAAGTATGCTTTGGTTTCCTTTTCCAGCAATAACGAGATATTTTTCAATTAATTCATTTACTTGTTCTTTTGCTTCGTTCAGTGTTCCGTATCTTAAATTACTTATAATAAGTTCAATTTCGGATTGCAACCCTAATACGATTAAGTTGTAAATTGTTTGATTTGCCTTAGTGGTGTAACGTGATGAAAATTCATCAAGTGTAATTCTAATTTCTTTTTTTACACCATTTGCTAGTGAACGAAGTTGCTTTGAATTATCAGAATTTTTGTGTAGATTGATTATTGAATTTAGTAATTCATTATTGTTTAGGTTATTGATGATTTCTTCGATATATTCTGTAATGCTATTTGTGTCTAATTTGATATATGTAGAGCTTTCTTTTAAAGTTTTGATTGCCATAGCCTCTGAGCGATTTTGTTTTACTATTCTTTCGCACTTAGCAATTTCCTTATTTAGTTTTTCTAATTCATCTTTTTTCATCGTAAGAGTTGCTGTAGATTCTTCTAACGAAGAGAGAATATCGAGGGCTTCTTGATTAGCTTTTTCAATTATAGAATTTTTTTCGTTTTCTCCTTCTTCAGTAAACTCCTTGAGAATATTAGTATGTAATTCTTCTTGATTATCTAAATCAGCATTTATCTTCTCTAATCTTTTTTTAGCTAATTCAATTGAATTGTATGTTTCAAGTATAGGTTCTATTAAAGCTTGCTGTTCATTAATCAATTTATAATGCTTAATGAGTAGGAATATGGCGATGGGTATCGGTATTATAAAAATAGATAATGCACTAACGATTGAGATAAAGAATGTTCGATAAATAAAGGGTAGTTTGTTTTCCATAAAGTTATTCCTTTCACAATAAAATTGATTATTTTACTATATCAATCACTATTAAGGTATAGGTGTATAAATGTAAAACTATTTTCTATGTATTATGGTAGTTGCTATCAAAGAGATAATCAGTGCTGCATCTATCTTTATGTACTTGGCTATTATACCACTCCCGCTTTTAAAACCAAATATAATTTTGTATATATTTTAACAAATCACGAAAAATACTGGCTTTTGCCAGTCTCTTTTTTGTGTAAAAAATAATTTAGAATAATTCTAAGATATCGCTTGACATATGAATACCTGTTCATGTATGATGTGTTTAACAAGAAAGAGTGAGGGAAGATATCATGGATTTCAAAGAACTAACACATAACCTAAAACATAAATTTGACCACTTATTCAATAAAGAAAATTCTCATGAAGGAGAAACATGCCAAGATCATTACTTACATGATGAAGAGCACCATCATGAACATGGGCATCATCACGGTCATGACCACGATGATAGTAAAGCAGTTATCTTTTATATTGCAGGGCTCGTCCTTTACATTATCGGGATGGTTCTTCATTTTATGGGGAACGGGATTGCGAATATTTTATTCATTCTAACGTTATTCTTATCTGGTTACCATGTAACGATGGAAGGTATTGAAGATACGATTGAACGTAGCAAGAAGAAAGGGAAGTTTCAACCGAATGTGCATATTTTAATGACGCTTGCGGCAGTTGGAGCAGTGTTGATTGGAAATGCGGAAGAAGGAGCGTTACTCATTCTGATTTTTGCGGGAGCACACTTCCTTGAAGAATACGTTGAAGAGAAAAGTCGTAAGTCGCTAACAGCGTTATTACAAATGAATCCAACGCAAGCACGTCTGATTCAAGAAAATGGGGAAGTTGTTGTCGTTGAGGTAACAGATGTAAAAGTTGGGGATACACTAGAAGTATTACATGGGGATCAAGTGCCAATCGATGGAGTTATCACAAAAGGCTTAACTTCTATTGATGAAGCCACCATCACAGGTGAAAGCATGCCTCGTTCAAAAGGCGAGGGAGATGAAGTGTTCGCGAGTACAGTGAACATATCAAGCCGTATAGAGATGCGAGTAACTGCAGCAAGTACGGATACAGTCTTTGCGAAAATCATGAAAGTTGTTGAAAATGCACAACACTCAATGAACAAGCAAGCAACCTTTATTCAGAAGATTGAACCAATTTATGTCAACATCGTTTTAATCGTTTGGCCAATCTTCCTATTATTTGGATACTTCCTTATGGGATGGGATTTAAATACAACACTTTACCGTGGAATGGTATACCTTATCGGGGTATCTCCATGTGCCTTAGCAGCAAGTGCCGTTCCAGCAACTTTAGCAGCGATGTCTCGTTTATCAAAAATGGGGATTTTAGCTAAAGGTGGAGCAGCCATCTCTCAATTGCAAGACTTACGCGTGATTTCATTTGATAAAACAGGTACTTTAACGAAAGGAACTCCAGAGTTAACAGATTACTGGTTTGAAGACGAAACAATGATTCCAGCTGTGGTTGCCATGGAAAAACAATCGACACACCCACTGGCCCAAGCGGTTGTTCAAAGATTTAGCGACTGGACAGTGCTTGAAGAAGAAATTGAAGTGGAAGTGCTTGTCGGACAAGGTGTTCGAAGTGTCGTTCGAGGCGAAGAAATTCATATTATTAAACCGATGGATACAGTTGACCGTTCTACGGAAGTCGATACTCGCATGCAAGAATGGGCAAGCGAAGGAAAGACAGTTGTAACGGTTGTGAAAGACAATAGAATTGTTGGTTTGATGGCCTTTATGGACCTTCCAAATGAAGCTTCAAAAGCGGTGCTCGATTACTTCAAGAGCGAACTCGTGCATACAACAATGATTACAGGGGATTCAAGAGAAACTGCTGAAATGATTGGAATGAAGCTTGGAGTACAAGAAGTTGTCGCGAATGTATTGCCAGAAGAAAAACTAGAAAAGATTCAGTCTCAAAAAGAACGCTATGGCTTAACAGCGATGGTAGGGGACGGCGTGAATGATGCGCCAGCTCTTGCAACAGCAGACATCGGTATTGCGATGGGAAATGGTACAGATATTGCGATTGAAACAAGTGATATCGTGATTATGCGAAACGACTTACAAAAGCTCGTTTCCGCTCATAAGATTAGTAAGAAATTGCATCGTGTCATTTTAGAAAATATGATTTTTGCGATGTCAGTTGTTGTGATGCTCTTAGTCCTTAACTTCTTTGGATTAACGAACATCGGTTGGGGAGTTGTGTTACATGAAGGAAGTACGATTTTAGTACTCTTAAACGGACTACGCTTACTCGCACCTATAGAAGAATAAATGAAAAAGCAGAACTCGGACGCAGAGAAATAAGATTGTCCGAGTTCTGCTTTTTTGCACTTGTAATCACGCTTGATCAAAACAAACGCGGTATGAATCGCCGGTTGGAATAAGTTCTAGCGGAATATTTGTCCGGTAAATACTATATTCAGGGAATTGCTCTAAAAACATTACAAAGTTATTCGGGTAAATACTTAACATCTTCGTAAAAACATTATCTTGATCAATGATGACCGTTTTAATCTCACTAACATCTTTTACCCAGGGTGTCT